TGCTCGCTTGACAGTCTTGACAGCCTTCTTAACTGTGGCCTTGCCTGCTTTTGAGGCGGCTTTCTTTGCTCTTTCAACTGTTGCCTCTGCTTCTTTCTTAGCAGATTCAATAAACAACGCCTTGAGTTCTTCAAGGGTTCCTTCGACTTTTACCAAGGTAAACACCTCAGTTGTCTGCAGCTGTCGATTGGATTGCAATAGCCATGAAGTCCTTTGCACCGAGGGTGACAATGGAAGCGTTGACACGAACGGTCACGTTGACTGCTTTGTCTGTATCGAGGAGAGTAGCCAAACCGGTGATGTACAGTTGATCATTGACAACGTAACGTCCGTCATCGCTGCCCTTGCCAAAGTTGTCAGGGTAAAGGTCTGCTTCGTTGTTGATGCCACCGTTGCCAAGATAGTCAAGGGAAGCAGAAGCGACCAATGCACGATCATTGGTGAAAACAAGGCCGCCACGATTCAAGTCAGTTACCTGGACAAATGTAGCTGCATTTCCACCAAATGTGATTGGGATTCTTTCAGAGGCAGTAGTTCCTTGGAAGATAAAGTCAACACTGTGAATCTGAAGTGCTTGGCGATCACCAACGTCAACGTAAGAACCAAGGTCAATAGTTGCAAACGTTTCTGTGTTAGCAGCGCTGATCGTAAGTCGTTCGGTTAGGGTAAACATTGCGGTTTTTCTTGCTGCCATTCTTAATCATCTCTTTTGGGTGTCCGGGGGTTGTTTTTGTGCATGACGTACCAAACCGGTTCCCCCGGACAACACAGAGTACCCCCCATGCAGCACTTAATCTTCTCTACCGCTGGCGCGCCATTAGATACTCGCCCTCACCACACCCGCCCCTTTGTATAGCCATAGGCTATAGGCATTCCGCTCCTGCGTATGTACATATACTAGTGGCTCTTAGGACTAATCATGGCCCGACCATGTAATAACGAACTATGCTACGAAGGAACGCACCAAGGATTCAATCATTGTCTTGAATGTTTGATTGTAATTGACAGAGATTATGCGGAGGCTGAGTAAATTGCCAAACCGTACCATCAGCCTCGACGAAGTTAGCGATGCGATCCGCAAGCAACTGGTCAAAGACGGTGAGAACTTCTCTCACTGGATCCGAATGCAGCTGAGAAAGTATCAGCCTGGTGAAAGTGAACCGGAAGTGAAACCTGCACCACCTAGAAACTACATGTGCAAGAATTGTTTTGGCAATCATTGGACTGCCGACTGTCCGACGCTGGAGGCTTCTGAATGACTACGCTTTGTCCAACTTGCCGTACGCGCACGGGAATTAGAGACGAAATGTCTGCTGATCTAATACACATCATCTATTGGTGTTGTGTGTGCGGTGATGATTACTTAGTAAAGGAGGAAGAGTGATGTGCGTCAAGTGTGAAGCATGCGACGAGATATTCTTCTGCAAGCACAATCAACGTCTTACAACTGGTGAAGTTGTACGTTGTGAATACAACTTTCTTTGGGTTCAAACCTGTATGTTATGCCAGGAAATTACCAGGTAATTAACCAGGGAATTACCAGGGAATTAACCAGGGAATTTCATCCAAGGTAAGGGATCATTGTGATAGCAAGTTGAACAGTTTCGAAGCCACCGACCAGACCGAGAGTGAGAAAAGACACAAGCACGTTAAGTCGGATTAGACTCTCAAGGTTGGACTCTTTCTCTGCACGTCGCTCTTCACGTGTCATAAGCCACTGTGCAAAGCGTTCGGTCTTGGTTGGTGCTTTTGTTTCTTCAATTGGTGTTTCTTCAGACATTTTAATTCCTCAATTAGATTTGTGCGCCCATTCGGATCGCAGAGATTTCGTACTCAAACATCTCCTTAGTAAAGACTGGACCGGTTGCTGCACCTTTTTGCACAATGCGAAGTGCTGTTCTTTTGCCTGCTTTAGTGCCTACTTTTTGACCAAATTGTGCACCTAATCGGATTACCTTAATTATTGGCAGGTCTTTCAGTTTGTAGACGTCACCGATCACTTCAATCAACGTCCGGTTCATTTTGTAGCTCGTAAGCCCTTCTTTGTCGCATTAGATATACAAAATCAGGCTCTTCCTTTGCGTCTGCTTCGACAACCCAACGTATGCCGGGAATAGTTACGTTGTCAATGGTAGAAATAGTGCCGGGAGGTCCAACTCTTTTG